AGCAGGAAAGACCATTCAGGTTCCTAAGTACCCCGCCATTGCCGCGGCAAACTTGACCGAAGGAACTGACATGACTAGCACTACTGTTTCTACTTCTTCAGTTTCTGTAACTGTAGGAGAGGTAGGCGCACAGGTTCTATTGACTGACATGGCTACTTACGGAGACGGCAACCCTGCTGTTGAGTTAGGTACTGTTCTTGGTAACGCTATCGCTACTAAGATTGATACTGATCTGATCGCTTTGTTTGACGGTTTCTCTGGCTCTATCGGAAGTGCAGGAGCAGAGATCACTGTAGCTGACCTATTTAAGGCCGCGGCTACTCTACGTGCCAACAAGGTCACTGGAACTATCAATGCTGTTGTACACCCATATCAGGCATACCAGTTGAAAGCTAACCTAACTAACACCTTTGCTAACCCAAATGGTGGCGACTTGCAGAACGAAGCAATGCGTAATGGTTATGTTGGTACTATCGCAGGTATTAATGTATATGAGTCTGCTAACGTAGCTATTGACGGTAACGACGATGCTAAGGGTGCTGTATTCGCTCCAGAAGCATTGATGATCGCTATGAAGCGTGACTTCAACATTGCGCCTCAGCGTGATGAGTCACTACGCGCATTCGAGTTAAACGCTACTGCTGTATATGGCGTTGCTGAACTTGATGATGCATTCGGTGTTGAGATTCTATCTGACTCCGCATTGTAAGACTGACTGCCCCTTCCTCGGAGGGGGCTTTCTTATGAGGGATATATGGTAATGGCATATTCAAGCGATGCAGATTTATTGAAATTAATTCCAGACATTCTCGATCTAGGTATCGAGTCTTTTGTATTGGAACACCCAAAAGCACAGTCAGACATACAGCGCGAGTTACGGATCAAATGGTGGCCGCGAAAGAATATTGCGGGTGAGATGGACAACAGCAAACTTACCTCAACACAGTTTACAATGGCAAGTGCCTATCTGGTATTGTGGCGTTATGCTTTACCGCAGTTAACTAACTGGGTAGAGGGTGATCGCTTTCAGAGCATGATTGATTTCTATAAGGCGCGATACGGAGAAGAGTTAGAGGCTGTATTGGCTGATGGCGTTGATTATGACGCAGATGGCGATGGCGTAGTTAAGGAAGATGAAAAGCAACCTGTAGGACAAAGGTTAGACAGGTAATGGAATTTAGCGTCAAGACAAATGCTAAGGAAGTATCAAAGCGAATTGGTAAGAAGGGTAAAGAATTATCACGCAGTGTTCGTAGAGCATTATCAATTACAGCACAAACTGGCGTAGGTATTATTGAGGGTAGGACTGCAAAAGGCAAAGGATTTAAAGGCGGTGGGTTTAAGAAGTACAACCCTACTTATGCGGCTTTTAGAAAGAAAAAAGGAAGAGGAACTAAGCCTAATTTAGAGTTTACTGGAACAATGCTTGGTAGTATGACAACTAAAGCTAATAGTAAACAAGCGCAGATATTTTTTACCAGAGGCACTGAAGCTGATAAGGCGGCAGGGAATAATAAGAGCAGACCGTTTTTTGGGTTTAGCCGCAAAGAAGAAAAGCAATTAGGGCAGGTCTTTTTTAGGAATTTGAAATGAGTGTAAGAGAAGAGATAGCTGAAAATATTGTTACTACACTAAAGGGAATTAAAAGCCCTGTTGCTGTAAAATATGCTACTCGTGAGCCGTTTGACTTTGAGAAACTGTCCAACGCTCAATACCCTGCTGTCTTAGTGCGTAGTGCTGATGAAAGCAGAGAAGATACATCGATAGGTGGATCGATAACCCAGAGAATGGGTACAATAAATTATGACTTGGTTTGTTTTGTTAAAGGCTCTGCGATTGACAGCGCAAGAAACAATATAATCGAGGCGATTGAAGAAGGTCTTGACGTTGACCGTACTAGAGGCAGTAAAGCCATAGATACGCAGGTAGTCAATGTTGAGATAGATGAAGGTTCTATTGATCCCATTGGTGGGGTCATTATTACAGTCCGTATTGTATATCAGTATACTCGCGGCACAACTTAACTTAACTTAAAAGGTACATATCATGGCGACTAAAACAGGCGCATCTGGAGTAGTAAAAGTACAAGTCTCAGGCACAGCTGTTGTCGTGGTAGGCGAGGTACGTTCTTTCACGTTTGACGGTTCAGCAGACACTATTGAAGATTCAGTAATGGGCGATTCTACTAGAACTTACAAGCAAGGTTTAAAAACTAACACAGTTTCACTTGACGTTTACTGGGATGATGCTGATGCACAGCAGTTAATTCTTGATGAAGGTGTTGATATTGATTTTGAAATCTATCCTACTGGCACTGGTACAGGCGAAAAATACTATTCAGGCGGTGGCATTGTAACTTCTCGTTCTATCAGTGCGGCATTTGATGGAATGGTTGAAGCAAGTTTTAATATTCAGTGCAGTGGAGCAGTAACCGAAGCGACAGCTTCATAAGGGGATTTAAACCATGGGATTAGCAAAAGAGTTACGAAGCAGAAGAAAGATACAGGCGCGAGAAGTTGTAGTTCCTGCATGGGGTGACGAATCTGGAGCATTTAAGTTATATTGTAGAACCATTACGTGCTATGACTTAGACCAGTTACAGAAAAAGCACCCCGACTTTCTTAACAACACAACTATCGGTGCAATGGTAGATTTGATTTGCATGAAGGCAGAAGATGAAGGCGGCAGTAAGCTGTTTGGGTCTGCGGAAGATAGGATAGATTTGATGGGCGAAGAGACAAGCGTCATATCAGATATAGCCAATCAGATGTTTGCTGAAATTGAATCTGCGGAGGTGGCTGAAAAAAACTAAGAAGCGATCAATCAAGGATGAATCTATTATCTTTGGCTGATCGCCTTCACATTACGATAGAAGAAGCAGAGCAAATGCCTGTCAATCACTTCAATGAGTGGTTGGCCTACTTTCAAATAATGAGCGAGAACGATGGCTGAAAATGTAAACATTACGATTAAGGCGTTTGATAAAACCAAGAAAGGATTTGGCTCTGTTGCCTCTGGTCTAAAGAAAGTTACTGGCGCTGTTTTCTCAATGCGAACTGCCTTAGTTGGTGCGGCAGGTTTAGCAGGGTTTGGTTTACTGGTTAAGTCTTCTTTAAGCGCAACTGATTCACTAGCTAAGACTGCATCTAAGATTGGCACAACCACTGAGGCATTAGGCGCACTAAGATATGCCGCTGAATTAACTGGTGTGTCCACCACTACAATGGATATGGCTCTGCAACGGTTTACACGAAGAACAGCAGAAGCGGCTCAAGGAATGGGTGAGGCAAAAGGAGCAATTCGTGAGTTAGGTATTAATGCTCAAGAGTTAAACCGTATGCCATTAGATAAACGCATGATTGTTTTAGCTGACGCATTTAGCGGAGTTAAGAGCGAATCAGATCGCCTCAGATTAGCGTTTAAGCTTTTTGATAGTGAAGGCGCGGCATTAGTCAATACATTATCTCAAGGCGGTGATGGGTTACGAGAAATGCTTGGCGAGGCAAGAATGCTTGGTCTTACCATGTCAAGCAGTGCCGCAAAAGGTGTTGAAGATACTGTTGATGCTTTTACTAAACTTCAAAGTTTATTTAAAGGCGTTAGAGATCAGACGGTAGGCGCACTTGCTCCTGCGATTGAAATGTTGGTTGAAAGATTTACTGCGTTTCTACAGCGATCTATAGAGGCAAAAGGAGGTATTGAAAGGTTTGCAAAAAGTTTAGCGATTGATCTTTTAACTGGTGTTCAAATTGCGCTCAAAGCATTTGAAGATTTAGCTAACGGTTTTGTTGTCGTATATAACCAAGCTTTGAGAACAAAAGACGCATTATCTAACGCATTCACATCAGATGAAGAGAAAAATGCCAGACAGCTAAGAATTGAAATAGATAAGCTTGGCAAATCAATGGCTGATCGCTCACAAAGAATGGAAGGCTTAACAGCTAGAGCCTTAAGAAGTTCTGAATTAGCACAAAAAAGCGATTTAAAAAGATTAATAGGATTTCAAAAGCTTTTAATTGCCGCAGAAGATACTGGCGAATCTTTAAATTTACTTAACAAAGTAGATTTTGCTACTGTTTTAAACGCGCAAATAGAATCGCTGAAAGCATCATTAGGAACTGTTGGTGATGCAATACCTAAGGCAGTTGTTCCTGCTATTGAAAAGATTAGTGATATAGAACTAGGATTCAAGGCGTTTTCTGACTCAATTCCTGACATGAATACTAATATTCAAAATTTAACCAAACAAGGGTTAAACGGATTAACTGACGCTTTAACCGCAGGGATTACAGGCGCGGCTAATTTTGCTGATGCTATGAAGGCAATGGCTAAATCAGTTGTTGATAGTTTAATTAAAATGTTAATTCAAAAATACATTGTAGATGCCGCTTTTGGGTTTATTACTAATAGCTTTGGCGGTGGTGGAAATGCAAATGCGGCAGGGAATGCGGCAGGAACAAATTTAGGCGGCAGTATGTCAATGGATGGCGGTGGCTTTACAGGATATGGCTCTCGATCTGGTGGCGTAGACGGCAAGGGTGGATTCCCTGCTATTCTTCACCCGAATGAAACTGTTATTGACCACACTAAAGGTCAATCATCTGGCGTTGTAGTACAGCAGACCATTAACGTAACTACAGGCGTACAGCAAACCGTACGTGCTGAGATCGTACAGTTAATGCCTCAGATTGCTCAAGCCGCTAAAGGTGCTGTTGCAGACGCTAGGTTGCGCGGTGGTAACTTCTCCAAAGCAATGGGAGGCGCATAATGCCTTTATCTTTTCCCTCAGTAGGCATTCAGAATATGTCAATGAGACTACGCAGGGTGGTTGCTGTTGCTGAATCGCCATTTACTTTAGATACTCAGGTATATACTCATCAAGGCGCAAGATGGGAAGCAGAGGTATCACTACCTCCATTAAGTCATGCAGAGGCACGATCAGTTGAAGCATTTATTGTTGGCCTTATCGGAAGGGAAGGCACTTTTACTTTTGGCAATCCTTTACATACAAGCACTCTTTCGGATAACACTGTTAGTAGTGCCGCTATAAGGGCAGAGTCATTTACACTAGGCTCAGGAACAGCCGCAGTAGCCGCAGGAACGTACTTTGAGTTAAATGATTACCTTTACCTAGTTACGCAAGATAAGGCGGCAGGAGCGACTACATTAAACTTTCAGCCACCATTAAGGGTTGCCGTTACTTCTTCTCAGGCTGTTAAATACAACCTGCCTAAAAGTCTGTGGCGTATGACCTCTAACGATATTGGTTGGTCGATTAACGAGGCTAGTATTTACGGATTTACCTTTGCTTGTGTGGAGGCATTATGAGCAGAACCCTCACCACCTCAATGCGTGATGCGCTTGTCGCTGATACGGTTAGACCTATCTACCTTGTCAATATGGAGTTTGATCAAAATATTGCGGCAGGTACTTTTGTTACAGGTCATAAATATAAGATAGTAAGTCTTGGTGACACTGATTTTACAGCTATTGGAGCAAGCGCGAACACGGTTGGAGTGACTTTTACTGCAACTGGTGCAGGTTCAGGTTCTGGAATTGCAAGTGAAAGCCCTGCCGAATTAAACCTATGGTCTGGCGTTGGTGATCTATCTTATGGTGGTGAGACCTATCTTGGTGTTGGCGATTTATTAGGCATTAGTGAAATCAAAGAAAGTTCCGATATCTCAGCAACAGGAATGAACATCAGCCTAACAGGTGTTAAATCATCTTTAGTTGCTGTAGCAAAAGATCACGAATATCAAGGCAGACCACTAACGGTTCGGCTTGGTGCGTTCGACCCATCGGGTAATTTAGTAGCTGACCCTATTATTATCTTCTCTGGCTTTATGGATACCATGACTATTTCCGAAGCAGGAGAATACTCAACCATTTCTATTGCAGTAGAAAACAAACTTATTGCTTTTGAAAAAACAAAGGTAAGACGATATACAGCAGAAGATCAGAAGATTGAACACCCTACAGATAAGGGTTTTGAGTTTGTAACAGCTATTGTGCAAAAAGAAATAATATGGGGTAGACCAACAGGCGCGGCAGGTGGTGGAGGAACCGATGACGGTGGCACTGTTCCGATGTACCTTCACTAATGGATATCGCTCACGAATGTCTTGCTAATGTTAAGGAAGATATCAAGCCTCTGCTAGATAAGCACTGGCTAGAAACAGAGCCAAACCAAGAAACAATTTTACTCAATCCCGATTGGGAGCAGTATGCCTTGTTAGATTTGGCAGGGGTTTTGCATATTTTTACAGCTCGGAACGAAGGAAGCCTTGTTGGGTATTTGGTAATGATGATTTCAAAAAGCATTCATCATAAAGATCACTTGTTTGGTTCTACCGATGTTATTTACGTAAAACCTGAGTATCGCAAAACACATACTGGCGCAGATTTAATTAAGTTTGCAGAATCACATTGTAAAGAAAACGGTGTTTCTTTAATGACGCTTAACATGAAGGTAGAATTCCCATTTGATCAGCTAATGACTACAATGGAGTTTGATCTTCTTGAGCGTGTTTATCACAAATGTTTTTTAGGAAAATAGAATGGCAACAGTAGTCGTAGCAGGGTTAAGTGCCGCAATAGGATCAGCGGCCGCAGGATTAACTATCTTTGGTCTTGCGGCAACTAGTCTTGCAGGATTTGCCGCGGCATTTGCTTTAGGGGCAGGTCTATCTCTTGTATCTCGCGCATTAATGCCTAAGCCTGATCTAGGGACTCAGATGGGTGGTCAGTCTGTAATGACCAGAGAGGCGGCATCTTCTCGCAAGATTATTTATGGTCGTGCGCGTATTGGTGGTAATGTTGTTTACTTAGAATCAACTGGCGACGATAACAAATACCTCTGGTTAGTAACTGCGATTGCAGGGCATGAAATAGATGGCTATGAAGAGGTTTGGTTTAACGATAAAAAGATTTGGGATGGCGGCTCATATGTTGGTAACTGGGGGTCGTATGTATCAATCAGCTTTAAAGATGGGTCGCAAACAACAGCAGATTCAGGTTTAGTTGCCGCATCTACAAAGTGGACATCTGACCATAAGTTACTAGATACAGCTTATATTGTAGTCAAGCTAACCTATGACCAAGAGCAATTTGCCCAAGGCTTGCCAAATATCTCTACTGTGGTGCGAGGTAAAAAGGTTTGGCATCCAAATCATTCTTCACCTGTTTGGTCACAAAACCCTGCGCTATGCATAAGAGATTATCTGACTGACACTAAATATGGTTTAGGGGAGTCATCTGCTAACATTGCCTCTATCAATACTGCATTTGGTATTTGTAATGAAGCTGTCGATTTAGCCGCAGGTGGAACTCAGCCGCGCTACACGATGGATGGAGTGGTTGATACTGCTAACTCTATAAAAGCAAACATAGAAAACATGGTAGGCGCAATGATTGGCCGCTTGGTTTATTCTGGCGGTAAATTTGAGATTCATGCAGGTGAGTACGTTGCTCCTACAGTAACGATTGATGAGTCAATGATGATCGGTGAGATCAGCGTTCAGACTAAGCAGTCAAGACGCAGTGCATATAATGGAGTTAAGGGAGTTTTCTTAAGCGAAGAAGATAACTATATCCTTGCTGATTACCCTGCTCAAATATCCTCCACATACGCGGCTCAAGATGGCGATCCAATATATTTAGATATGCCTCTGCCATATACTGTCAATAATGTACGCGCTCAGAGGATCGCACAACTCGCTCTAAGGCGATCTAGGCAACAGGAAGCTATTACTATTCCCTGTAACTTAAACGCGCTTAAATTTAAAATAGGGGACAATATAAGCGTTACAAACACACGCCTTGGATATTCCGCTAAGGTGTTCGAGGTTGTTGGCTATTCGATGGGCTTTAGTTCCGATCAAATGGTTGTCAACGTCGATGCTATTGAAACAGCTTCTTCTATTTGGTCTTGGGATGAAGATGAGGAGGTATTCTTAGGTGCAGGTGAAGTTGATATTTATGACGGAACAAGCACTACTGCTCCTGCAAGTATTACTGTAACAGCGGATACCTTTATATCATCGGACGGTACATCCACCGCTTCTTTTGACGTTAGTTGGCCTGACTCTGTTGATGCGTTTGTGGATCATTACGTTGTTGAATGGAAAGTATCTACGGACAGTTCTTATTTTTCTCAAGCAACTAAGGTGTCACCGTCTACTATTATTGGGCTTGACCCAAACAAAACTTATGACGTAAGAGTTAAGGCAGTTAATGGGTTGGCTGTATCTAGTAGCTACGTAAGCGCACAAGCAGTTCCTGCCGCTGATACGACAGCACCGTCTATTCCAACATCTATCTCTGCAACAGCAGGGTATAAGTCTATTAGTTTAGCTTGGACAAACCCTAGTGAAAAAGACTTTAACAACGTAGAAATATATCGCTCTACAGCATCTAATGGTACTTATGCAGAAGTGTCTAATGTTGCAGGTGGGTTTGGCGCAAAGGCTGAACACTTAGATGGCGGTCTTGCTGACGCAACTGCATTTTACTACAAGCTTAAATCAGTTGATTTATCAGGTA